AAGCAGACGCAGAGGCACTTTTTGACAAGCTTCCACTAGGACTTAATGAGGCAGACGGGGAAAGGGAAGCACTAGGTGATAATGAAGCGCTTGGTGATTGTGACGCGCTTGGGCTTACAGACGGACTGACACTTGAACTGCCTACTGCTACTGGCGCAAAAGAAGCGGCAACAAGCGCCCAGTCTCTACTCACACCTGTACTCCAATCAACCGTAGTAGCCCCAGCGGGAGATATTGGACCATATGTGCTTCCCGCTCCCCTGGGAGCCTCACTGAAGGAATCAAGACCATTCCACCTCTGAGTCCTTCCGGTATGGGCAGCCATAGTGACTGTTCCCGTTCCTGATATTGCTACCGTATCAACAATCCAAGCATTATCTGCTACAGTAGTAAGAGATAATGATTGAGCCGTTCCCGTCCCACCACCAGAATTACTGGCATCAACTGGATTTGTCTGATCTACTCCCGTAAGTGATACCGATCCTCCGTTTAACCCAGAACAAGCTCCGTTTGTCGTGACACTTACCGCATGAGTACCAGTTGCTGGATTGATTAGATACCAAAGTTCTGAATGATCGTTGGGAGTATCTTTCTCAATAATTTGAGTCAAAGCAACTCCGTTATAAGTAATGCCATCTGGAGAAACCTGTCTATCGGCCAAACTAGCATCTTGCAAAGAAACACCAACCACGAGGATTAAATTGGAACCAGTACACGTATGGTTCCAAGACATTGTACTGCTTGTGTCGTCATTACCACTTGCTGTAGCATCAAAAGCGATTGCCATATATTAAAGTGTACTTGTGTATTTATCCATATAAGTATTTCCTACTGTTGAATATTTATTTACATAACTTGCTGGCGATGGCGACGCGCTCGCCGAGGCGCTGGGAGATAAAGAAGCGCTAGGAGAAAGAGAAGCACTGGATGACCTTGATGCACTGGCCGAGGCGGAGGCAGAGGCGGATTTTGATGCCGACGCGCTGGCGCTAGCGCTACCAGATGCCGACGCGCTGGCTGACGGACTAAGAGAAGCTGACTCGCTGGCGCTGGCTGACGGACTAGCTGAAGCGCTGGCTGACGCTGAGGGAGATTGAGATTTACTCTCTGATGCCGAGGCACTTCTGCTGGCACTGGCACTCTCTGATTTACTCTCTGATGCCGAGGCTGATTTTGAGGCAGACTTAGATTCAGAGGCGCTCGCACTCTTTGATTCACTAGCAGAAGGGCTAAGGCTTTTAGATTCAGAGGCGCTGGGAGATAAAGAAGCGCTGGGAGATAAAGATTTAGACGCTGACGCGGAAGGACTTTGTGATGGTGAAAGGCTAGCGCTTGTACTGCTTGACGGACTCTGAGAGGCCGAGGGACTCAGAGAAGGGCTTCCACTAAACGGTACATCAGTTGAAAATACTGGACTACCTGTTGCTGTTAAATCGTTATTATTAGCCGTTTCGTCAAGATAATCGTTATCAAGCTGCCAATAGGCCACAAGACCCGCTTCGTTGCCGACTAATTCCGTCTGGTATTTATCGGATATTTCCGTATCGGTTCGTATGTCATTCCAGATTCTTACTTCATCTATGAGGCCGTCAAAAAACTCACTAGCAGGATCAAGTGAATTTGCACCAACATGGACTTCATAGGTATTGTTTCCGATGGTCGTTGCGCCGGTAAGCGCCATCGTATCGGTAATGAGAGAACCGTTAATATAGACCTCAACGCTTGGTACGCTGATGTCTACTGCTATGGCAATATGCGTCCATGTTCCTGAAGTAATAGCAGTATTACCAACTCCAACAGTAACATTGCCACTCGCGTCACCAAAACGGATAACCGCTTTATCATCGCTCGACCGTATGGCAAATTCATATCCTCCGTTTACATCAGATCTGAACTTGGAAATCATGGTAAAACCGGCTCCGGCCGTTGACGGTAATTGTTCCAGTTTTACCCAAGCCTCAACAGTGAAATCCGTCGATAAATCAAGACCCGTTTGAGAAGCATCGGCAATAGAGGCATATTGTGAGCTAGAAAGTTCAAGATCAAGAGAATGGGTATTATCGGCCATACCCAAAGATTAGAGGACTAATCCCCAATGAGGTACTTCTTCGCTTTCTACCCAGTTAATAAGAAGTTGTTGATTCTTATATTGATCTTTTTCCCACCGCATACCTGTAGAATTAACACCAAAACGAATGTCTATATTAGGAGCCTCTGATTTCCACCTACCTAGGTTAAATTCATGTTTCCACGTAACTCTATGGTGAGTAAAAGGTTCAAACCCTGTGTTTCTGGTAAATTCTTCTTTCGTGAATCGTTCATATCGTTCTCTAAAATGGGTAATTGCAGCTTCCCGCCAAACACAAAGTCCGGATAGTTGGTTTACGTCATAATGTAAAGCATGGCCGTCTTCTCGTAAGTACCAGATATTTTGGTTATAGTAAAACGTATCTTTATCCGATGGAGTGAAATCAAAATGTGAAGGATGATAGAGTACGTCATGCTCACAAAAGAAAATTATATCCGACTTGCTATTTTCCAACGCTCCCAGAATTTGTTTGAACATAGTGAGATACCCTCTTTTCAATGAAGGGAACCGCACGTTTTTAACTCCAAAGTCCATCTTTTTTAATGACGAACTGACTATAAACACACTTTTATCTTTCGTTACCTTTAAGAGTTGGTCCCGCACCGGCTTTGCTATTTTCTCGTTCAACTGATTGTCTGTATAAAATATCGCTCCCTTAGTAATTCCCCAATCGGGAGGATGAAACTTATCTAATATCCATTGGAATTTACGGGTAGCTTTGGGCCACTTATCTTTTTGAAACAACTCTCTTGAGAGTTCTCTATTTTCATTAACTTTGTTTTGAGGATTAGAATATGGGAAACCAAAATCCCCTCCACGAGTCCGGAAGCAATGCGCGTACCAAGTTTTCATATTGACTAAAACCTGCCCACCTGAAAGCCATGTTTTACAGGCGACCTCAACACCATTCTGTCCCCAGCTATTAAATTCTTCGCTAGTTAAATCTAATTCTAAATATTTTTGTTTCGTAACCATATAACATGATCCCTGTATGCTCATCGTCTCTCTATAATCTTTATTATAATTTGATCCTATAAGTACTCCTCTTTGAGCTTCTTCAGTTTTTGACCATCTGCCGTCGTATTGAAAATGCATCGTCTTATCAAATGTAAAAGCGTGAGTAGCAGGACTCTTTTTAGGAATCCAAACAACATCTTTTACTGTAGATTTACCACACTTTTCACACAATCCTGATGGGCTTTGATAACGCCTATGACCATCTGGACACACCCAATCAAAAATGTGCATATTACGCATAATAGGAATTAAAGTTGTATCATCCCCTAATTCTTCCATTGCTTTAATCATCTTTAAATCAAAATCTTGGTCTACTGCACAATGGGCATCAAGTTTCATAACATATTTTGAATTAGATAATCTAACACCTTGATTAATAGCTCCACGCTGACCAACTGATACAGGATTATAAATTATAGCAACTCTATGATTAGACTTAAAAGGTGGATCGGGAAGGAAACCATCTAGAACAGCTATTATTTCAGTCTGATCGCTAGTATGTTCCAGTACATCTTCTATGGTTCTGCCCATAAACTCTTCATTTCTTCCTATAATTATTATAGAGAGCTTATATTGCATATTTGGTTCCTTTAAGCTACAATCATATTATGAAATATCTTCAAATAATCTTGACTGATAGTGAGAAAACTAGGCTTTTCTCCAAAATTTTTATTGATCCAATTACCAATTGTTGGAATTGGACTTTTGCAAGAGATAAATTTGGATATGGATTTTTTCGTTATAAAGGAAATACATATAGAGTACATAGATTTATGTATGCCTATCTTATTGGAAAAATTCCTACGGCAAAATATGGCAAAGGAATTCCAGTATTTGACCATCTTTGTAAAAATAGATCTTGTTGTAATCCTAAACACCTTGAACTTGTTACTCAAAAAATTAATCTTCTTAGAGGATCTAGTCAAATGGCAATAAACACAAAAAAAATTCATTGTATTAAAGGACATTTACTCCCAAAAGCTAAAAAGGAAAGCCATGATGGAAAGCCTACCAGACGTTGTATAATCTGTCGCAGAGCCAATCGTATGCGCCGTTATTATGCTACTAAAAACACTTAAATCTACTTTATCCATTTCTTATCCTTTCATTATTTTTTAAAACATCTTTAATAAATTCTGGAGAATAACCTGCTTTTTCCGAAGCCTTAACAATTGCGTTCAAATCCTTGGGCAAACACTTCCCGTCAAAACCCCGTCTATTTTTGTATACAGTCGTAAACATTTTTCCCTGCCGTTCATCTAAAACAAATCCCTCTCTCACAAGAGAGTAATCAACTCCAAACGCTTGTGCTATATTGAAAAACTCATTACAGAGGGTAACTTTAGCCGCAATAGCGCAATTTTCCATATATTTAATGAGTTCGCTTGTCGTTTCATCTACTTGATAGTACGTCTTCGTTGCCCCGAGGACAGGGTAAAAGATATCAAGTACCTCCTCCCTGTCCCCAGGGTCGCCCCCAATTATCATAAAAGAATGATGTTGAGGGTCAGTAGGATGAGGGTAAAGCCAAAAAGGTATATAATATCCGCCTTCACCAACGTACTCGGGACTGTGGCAAATTCGCTTTCCTGTAGCCTGTTTAAGCGACTTCGTAGTACCTGGAGGGATAGTTGATTTAATAAGGATTAAACGAGTTTTAAGCCATCCTACGACTTCCTCTACTATGGAAATGTCGCAACTTCCATCCGGAAGCATAGGGGTTGGCACACAAACGATAGCCAATTCACATTGATTAACTTCGTCGCGACTCTTTTCAATATTCCCATGTCTATCATAAAAAATAGAATCTGGAAAAATCTTTGCATACGCTCTTCCTACATACCCTCGTCCGATAATTGCTATTTTCATATTTATTTCAAAAACCTACTCCAAAAAATTATTCCGGAAGTAATAGCACATGAAACAGCAGTCCCGCCTACAACAAAAAGTGCCAAATTCTCACTTTTTCTTCTCATCTCTTGCATCGCAGAATCTGTCTCATTTATTGATATTTCCGGTTGTGGCACTACGTCAGCTTGCGGTATTGGCTTATCTCTATTTTCTGTCAACATAATCAAGCTCCTTATATAATGTACTAATGTTCTCTATGTGATATTTTTCTGCTTTTTTAAGACATCTTATAGAATATCCATCATAATATGACGGTGAAGCTCTTAATTCATCTAACGCTACTAAAAGTTCTGCCAAATCACCAACAGGAACATAACAGGTTTTCATCTCTTTGAAAGCCTTTTCATCAAGGGCAATAGTCGGTATGCCAAAAGAAGCGGCATTGACTAGCTTTAACGGATTAGATAAAATTTTCTTATACGGCCTCCAAACAATTTGAATATCTATCTTCTGGTAAAAATCTATAATATCCTGTCTTGTGAAAAATCTGGAATACTCAATGAGGTTCATTCCTCTTTCTGCCAGGAGTTGTTTTAGTTCTTTTGGAAGATACAAAAACGCTTTAGCTTCTCCGATAACACCCACCGTATTTACTTCTTTCCTTATCCTTTTAACCCGTTCAAAATTGCAATGATGTTGAGGAATAAGTACAATTTTATTAGGAATTACTTTAGACATGACTTCGTAATCCGCTTCTGAACAAACAATGACTGTTACTTCGGGGTGCTTTTGGACTAATTGACCTAAATTATGACCGTCTATTATATCTAAATAGGGATTTCCCTCAAATACAAAATCATCGCCTTCTCGTACCATTGGTTTTACATAAATACATACGCCATTCTCGTATCCGCTTGTCGGATTAAGATTCGCACCAATGTAACCGGCTATCTGATCTCCCCGGATCATAGAAGAAACACGCATGAGATGGCCCGCTTTCCCCTTGAGTTTCCGACTGGGATCAAACTCTTGACTAGGATTGATATTAAGAAAAGCCCTTTTTGCGAATATAGAAATCATAAGACAAAAATCTTTACTATGTCCGCGACCTTAAGTCTTCGTCCCGGGACATTCATTTCAACATTAAAATCTGGTATCAAGTTTATCGAATGCAAAAATTCATCTTTACTCACTATATAACGGTAAACATCTTGAATCTCGGCATCCCTGTTATTTTTCAAATAATTGATAAGTGTATATGGATTAGATCCCCATGTGATATTTCCTAACCTTATAATGCAATATTTAGGAAAATTCTCTTTTACCAATCCCTCCATCTCTCTTTTATGCTGAATATACCTTGTATTCCCGTAAAAAATAGACAGTGAGCTAAAATAGACAAGTCGTTGTGACCTGTTTTGTGCTAATAATAAATCCTTTTCTCTCTGATACTCAGATTCTCTGGTTTCAAGGCTGTTAGATACCCCTGAAGCGAAATACAGCCTTCCTGGGTCATCCTGTAAAGCGCTAGCTATGTCTCCATGACCAACTATCATGTCTTTACCCAAAACCAACTTCGGTATCTATCTCTAATTTCTCCTTCTTTGTAATCTAATGAACCCACTATAAAAAGGGGTAGCATCCTATAGCTCCACACATACGCTTCCAAAGCTCTTTTAACGTGAATCAGTTTCCTGAAAGGATAACGGGCGTAATCATGTCCTGACATAATTCCCCCAACCCTCACTTTCTTCAACCAATAGTGCAAATCGTTGGTAAAGTTTACAAAGTCATGTCCCGCGTCAATATAGACAAAATCAAGTGAATTATCAGGAAAGTCCTTTACTGCGTCCATTGAATATTTTTTAACAAACGTATAATTCTTATAGGGAGCCATTCTTTTTTGAGCTTCTTTATAAATATCATCAAAGAATTGCTGTGTTTCTCCTCCTACAAAAACTCCTTCTGGATGCGCGTCAAGTTTCCACGCATCAATTCCATAGATGGTAGCTTGGGGATTAACTTTACATAAAACTTCAGAATACTTACCCTTAAATACCCCAATTTCTGCCCCTCTATTAAAATTCAGCCATATTGTCTCGGCCTATGTTTGGAATTTCAACAATATACTGGTTTCCAATATTAAGATTGTATTTTTTTACTATGTAGTCAAATGAGTTCATAACCCGAAAATACGTATTAGTATGTACATTGCTATAGAACCAATAAATGAACCCAAAATTAAATCTTTCATACCCAAAAATCTTCTAAATCAACAAAGTTTGATAGAACGGTTGCATGATTTTTGTCCTTATCCCAAATGATCCGGTACTTAAATAGTGAGTATATTTCCGAGTAGTGATATGTTTTATCTTTGTTACCGTTTGAGTCATGGATAATGATGTACTTTGCAAATTTAGCAAGCCTCTTAATCTCCTCAACACGGCTAGAATCGGGTGTTTGATCTATCAAAACAACATCCCATGGCTTCTCAATCTTCGCGTCCGAGTATTTTTCAACAAAGTTTATTTCGTGTGTAGGACACTTATAACCATAATCTATAAAAAATTGCATCCAAGATTTAGTATTCTCATAGGATACTAATTTACGATTAGAAAGATAACATTGATAATGAAGATAAGGAGTACTAAACACTCCCATTCCCAACTCTAGGACATCTCCCGTAGTTTTAGACATCGCCTTAATAAGCGCTGGCAGATGAGTACCATAATTGCCGGATACGAACATTTTATATGCCATTTTCCTCCTGCCATTTATCTAGTAACACTCTCCAATTTTCGGACCATGTAGGCATTAACTCAAATTTGTCTAAAAACCACTCAAAACTATGGAGATAGTTTCCTTTATCTCCTACAAAATGTCTGGCTGCTATATCATAGGATTTAACCTCTTGAGCATGATCCATATGATAACCACGTTTGTTCCCTTGCTGATGGAGATGTGCATACCAGGTATTCTTATTGACCATTACTTTACCACCCATTAACCAATTCTTCAGTGCTAACCAGATTGGCTCCATTGCATGTCCGTAGGGGTCAATGTTTGGGAAGCCCCCCAATTCAAAATATCTATCTTTTGTCATAAACCAACCGGAACCGTGAATTTGTGGGGTTTCATCCACGCCAAGATGACTTGTAAGCCTCTCTTGAGTTCTCTCTGGCCAATGACCACCTGCCTTGAATCTAAAACCCTTTGGATCAGTGAAGGGACAACAGAGATAAAAGTAATCGTAAAACTCTTCTTTGCCATCTCTCATCTGAATACTCCAATCGTCTTTGATTATCTTGAAGCGGGGCATGACTATCCAATCTTCTTCCATATCAGCTTGGAGAATCTCATCAAAGCCTTTTCCGAAGGAACAGTGTGCATCAGACTTGTAGATATACTTGCCAGTAGCCATAGCGGCCATAGCGTTTATGTTGGTTTTGATGCCGACGACCGAAGGGAAGTGGACTACTTGTGTGTTAGAAACATGGGGGATATCTTCTACTCCATAACCACATTCACCATCAAACCCAACGATAACTTCATACTCTCCGGTCGTATTCTCATAGATACTTTTAAGAGTCCGACTGAGGTTCTCTAATTTCTCCCCCCTCGCCGGTATTATTATTGACACTTTGCTCATGGAATCCTTCCTATAATTATCAATCTATCGTCGTATCTTTTTCCCACCTTCTTAACATTTACATAAAATCCAAGGAGCGCTTTTATTAACTCCTTGCCCACGCTCTCATCTGCCACATCCTCAATTACATAAATAGTTTTTTTACTAAGCATGGGCATGACTGTTGCACAAGTAAAATACTGATCTTCCGGCTTGTGGCTTCCGTCATCAATAACTAAATCAATGTCTGAACCAATTACGTCAATTAAATAAATTAGGTCTTTTTCTATCCCCTGATGACACAGATACGCTACAATACGATCTTCCTTTAAAAGACGTGTTTCATCAATTTCAGCCCCGTAAATCATTGCGTTAGGAAAGAAGTCTCTGAACATTCTCAAGCCCGCCCCCTCTCCAACACCTATTTCCAGAACCTTTTTAACCTCATTCCGCCTGTCTTTGAACAGACCATAATAAACAGGCAGGTAGTTATGCTTTCCTATCTTATCGGTGCCGTATTTTTTACCCAGCTTTTCTAAATCGTTCATTTTTGATCTTTGATTCTCTGCTTTAATCTTCCCGATCCAAAATTATGATCTCTCTTGTTGCGATAAATTTCTATACCTCGCTTTTCGCATATATTCATTCCTGTCACCGGATGGTCCCTGGGTTCGTCTCCCATTATTCGTACATCTATATCAAGTGTACTTAAAATCTCTTTCAATTCTTCTTCGTTTTGATAAACAATTATTTCATCAACATACTTACACGACTTAACCTGTATTTGTCTCTCTACAAGAGATTGGACAGGCTTATTTTTCCAAGGTCTATCTATTGAAGGATCAGTTTCAATACCAACCAATAAGTAGTCACAAACCTCTTTACACTCTTGAAGCATAACAGCATGACCCGCATGAAAAAGGTCAAAAGCACCGGCTACAAATCCTACCCTATCGTTTTTTTGTATTTCTCTCATTGTATCCAGCCCATATTTCTAATTTCTTCTTTCCAATTACTCGGCCAACTTGGCATACCGAGAAATTTATCATCTATAAACCATTCAAACCTGTAAACCATATTCGGCTCTCTATTGTTGAGCCAATGATCTGCTGACCAGCTAGAAGCCTCTATAGTACCTCCGGGGAATTTATAGAATCGCCCATAATGATTCCCCTTGTGGAGATGTGCATACCAAGTCTTCTTATTAACTTTCAATGCTCCGCCGCCGAACCATGTCTTAAACCCTATCTCCTGAGACTCCTGAGCGAACTGACCATAGCCTTCTTCATGTAGGCCATGAAGAAAATTATCAAAGTAGTCTTTAGTCATAAAATAGCACGAACCCTGCATTGAAGGCGTATCATCAATTTCTTCTTTTATATATTCTTGCCATTTTTCTCTTTTCCACGGTACACCGTGCATACCATCATCGTGATCTTTACCTTTTCGGGGGAAATCTATATACATATAATCAATAGGATATTTATTATCAGTCCGTTCCTCTATTTTCCAATTTTCCGCATCCAGCGCATATCTTCTTGGTATCTGTACCCAATTATCCTTCAGGTGATTTTCAATGAGGATTTTTCCGAAGTTTGGGCCAAAAGCACAGTGATCGTCGGTTTTCATAATATATTTACCTTTAGCCATAGCTACACAGGCGTTTATACCCGCCCTCAAACCCACAGGAGCGCTTGGATGGATATAGTGGACTCTTTCATCCTCTACAAGCGACTCGGGCCATTTCTCATCAATGTTGACTATAACCTCTAACTCACACCCAGCGTTTTTGAGTACATCTTCTATGGTTTTAGTAGTAAAAGGTGAATTTCTATTTGGTATAACAACCGATAACTCAATCATTTAATTTACTCCTTGTACTATTATCCAGTCATTTCCTTCAAGATCACCTTGAGAAATCAGCCATGTATGAAATTTACCTTTCGTATAAATAGTGAGCCATTCATCTTTCAAAAAACCGTAATCAGTATTTCCCCATGAAACTCGGGTTACCTTTTTACCCTTGATAACTTCCTTTATTGCATCAGGGAAATCCATAGTTTGAGCCTTGCTCTCTATTCTTGGGGCAGGAGTTAATGTTTCTCCTTCAATTATTTGTGGTTCCATTTTTATCCTCCTTTCTTGATTGTGAAGCACTTACATTTTGAGTAGATAATTTTTGGAGATACTCGTAAATTGTCCCGGGAAGCCTTTTGAGGTATTCAATCTCAGTCTCATCTAAGAAGAGGTTAATACGTTTCATACACGTATGTATATTTTATGTAGGATTTTACTTTAATGCAAGGAGCAGTTTAAGGGGTTTCGGCGTAGACGACTGTAATATCCGGGGCTGTGCCTGCGGCAGTTACAATACGAAGCCCGTTATATAGAGGAAAACCATACTCAATAGCTCCTACATTCGCTGTCGTATCAAGTGTACCCTTTAGATTCTCTTCCGTATCTGCACTATCATAAATCTTAGCTGTATTAGAAGAAGCTCCTTTTGTATTAACAACTATTCTAATCAATACTAATTTGCCAACAGGATTAGCAGGAACCGGAAGCTGTGTAGTCCCGTTTGTTGTTATATTGTATGTTTTATTAGCCGAAGCCTCATTAGGATTCATAGTTATGGGAATGAAATGCTTGCACTCGGGCTTGCACTAGCTGATGGCGAAAGTGATCCAGATGGACTGTAGGACGCGCTGGCTGATCTTGACGCGCTGGCCGATGGCGATGCGCTCCCTGACGGGCTAAGAGAGGGAGAAGCCGACTTGGATGCACTGGCAGACGGACTCTTAGAAGCGCTTGCTGACCTTGATCCGCTAGCACTACCAGATGCCGAGGCTGAAGCGCTTGCGGAAGCCGAGGCTGATTTTGAGGCTGATGCCGAGGCGCTAGCGCTGGCTGATCTTGACGCGCTGGCCGATTCCGAAGCAGACGGGCTGGCAGAACCAGATGGACTGAGTGATGCAGATACGCTGGCGCTTTCCGAGGCAGACGGACTAAGGGAAGCCGATGCACTAGCGCTTTCCGAGGCTGATGCACTGGCGCTTTCCGAGGCTGAAGGAGAAGCAGATTTGGAGGCGCTGGCGCTTTCCGAGGCTGAAGGAGAGAGTGATGGTGACGGGCTTGACGACTTTGATTCTGACTTTGAGGCGCTTTTGGAAGCAGAGGCTGACGGGCTAGCGCTCCCAGACGGCGAAACCGATGGACTAACCGAAGGTGATACTGACGGACTTTCCGATGGTGAAGGACTTACCGATGGCGATGGCGAAGCTACTGCCGAACCTACTATACTCCAGATAGCGGCAGTTGATGTACCAGTATTCCTATACGCATTTCTGCCGGTTTTGGTAAGGTCATAGAAAATTGCACCTACTTTGAACCCCGAATCTCCTGTTGGAAGTGAATTACCCTCTGCCTCTAAAATATTGTCAGTTGAAACATGATCTTCATTGGTCGCACTTGCAACTCGGTCATTATCCCATCGTAAAACCCTGTTTGTTCTATACGGTAAAAGTGCCGTGAGAAAGTTTGCTTCAACAGTGGTCCGAAGTCCACTAGCTTTGGCCTCAATTCGTGCAAGCTCGGCTTGTGTATCTTTTGATAAATCTGCTTTACGCTTAAATACTGCCATATTTTCCTATTAAAAAAAGCCTATTCTCAAAACCTAATGCTTTTTTGAGCTTTAGGCCTTAAGCTTTAGGCTTTACCAATCTAACTATTTATTCTCTTTAGAATGTGGCAAACAATTCTGCTGCTTGGTGTCTCATTATGTCTTTAACCTTAGCTCCATATACGAACAAGTCTTTGTAGGCTGTACCGAAGTCTCCGATTAAATCCTCTTCCATTCGTGCATCAAGTACCTTCTCTGCAAAGGTCAACCAATTCTGGTGTCCTGCAATACAGTGGTAGCCGTCCGTATTGTCGCCGGTAAGTCTATTGCTCTTAAACAATTGGAAGTTTTGCAAGTTACCCATGTAACCCTTTTTAACTAAATCCTGGTATGCCTCGTCTACATGAAGGACTATCCCGGTCCCTTGAGATAGTATTGTGAAAAACTCCGGAGGGACAACTAAGAACCTTCCCTCATCCGGCACTGATGAATACCCATTTTTCTCAGCAAGATCAAGTGCCTGCTTTAACAATGCAACTTTATTCAAAATATTTGCGGCTGTGATTGCAATAACTGTATCTGCCTCAACTGTAAACGTAGAGCTGGCTGCGATTGCTCCGCCTGTATAAGCTGATGTTATATCATCAAAATCATCTTCAATCGTGATTGAGGTTGTATTTGTAAAGGTCTTTACTCTGTACCAAGTCGTGTGTCCATCCGCCTTAAAGCCCCGGCCCACCATTGTTGAAGTGAATGTCGTTCCAGATCCAGTAACTACTCCTGTGGTTGCTGCTACTTCAACTGTTCCGCCGGTTACATCAGTTCCAACCCTGTGTCCTGCTCCAACATCTGTATAAAGCCCAAATGCGAAGCTATCCATGTTTTTGGATCTTTCATTGGCAACTTGAGTAACTATATAGGGATGTGGATCTTTGATGTAGGAAAGCCACTTATCAAGAGTTTTCTCTTTCCAATAGAAAGACTTGTATTGGTCAATAGTTAATTGACCGTTGTTTTCCGAAAGAGAGTCTGCTGTAAGCGCTGCGTCTGCGTAGGTTTTTTCTGTAAGTTTGCTGAAATCTAAAACATTTAGGAGAGAGCCTATGGCGTTAATTTCGCCTTCATAGTTTCTGTTAACAATAGAATCAAGCAAATTCCTGTCATACATCTGTTGCATGACTTTGCTTGAAAAACCTTCTGCTAGCTTTGTTCCGTAGTCTGACATTTTGGTAAAAGTTGAAGATTACTTTTACCGGCTCTTACGAGGTTAGGAAGTTATCTAATGTAGAACTATAAAGACTACTCTTACTTCTTGTCAATACCCCAATTTTGTACCTAAAGGTTTGATTCTATTTTTCCGGCGATAAGGTATTCCTTGTATTTATTGTAATTATTCTCTCGTAACTTTCTGGCTTCTTCAAGAGTTATCTTATCGGACTTTAGTTTTGGTTTATCATTCGGCCCACCGCTACCTCTTTCAAACATTCTCCCTTTGTTGATCTGTTTATTTTTGGCGTGTTCGTGTAAGAAAGCGGATACTAAAATAGTAAATGGTACACTATTATTCGCTTCTTGTGTTGCAAACGTCTTAAACTCTTCAGTCTTTCCTTCTAAATCCGGGCTATCAACTAACGTCTGTGGATCACCTAAAAATGATTCTACCGATTCATTCCACTTCTCAATCTTACTGGCTTGTGCTTTAGCCTCTGATATGACCTTTCTCCAATTACGGCTGATGACCGTTTCTTTGGCGAATACCTTTTCGGTGTCGTTCATCATATCCCAATCATTAAACTCTTTTGCCAACTCTTCTTCTGTGGGTTCGGGTACATCTTCAGCGTC